CCAGCGGACAGTTCGTCCTACCTCAAAGCCCGTACGGCGCTGACGGTCTATCAGGCCCAGGAACGCCAGCTGGCGATCCAGAAGAAGAAGGGCGCGCTGGTCGACCGGGCGCGCGCCGAAGCGCTGGTGTTTCGCCTGGCGCGCCAGGAGCGCGATGTTTGGGTGACCTGGCCCAGCAGAGTGGCGGCGTTGATGGCGGCCGAAGTGGCGGCAGAGGTGGAAAAGCAATCCGGGCAGCCGGTGATCATCGAGGCCGCGATCCTGCAAAGGGTGCTGGAAACCCATGTCAGAGCGCAACTCGAAGCCCTCGCCGATCTCAGGGTCAGCCTCGGGTGACGTCGGCGATCTCACCGACGATCAGCTGACGGACGGGCTCGACCTCAGCTTTGACGGGGCCGAGGATGTCTTGCGGTCCTGGCGTCGCGGCGTGAGCCCTGATCCTGACCTGACGGTGTCGGAATGGGCGGATGCGCACCGCAAACTGTCCTCGCGGGCGTCGGCCGAACCGGGGCGGTATCGCACATCTCGCACGCCGTACCTGCGCGAGATCATGGATGCGCTGTCGCCGAGGCACCCGGCGCAACGGATCAGCTTCATGAAGGCCGCACAGGTTGGCGCGACCGAGGCGGGCAACAACTGGATCGGGTTCGTAATCCACCACGCACCCGGGCCGATGCTGGCAGTATTGCCGACGGTGGAAATGGCCAAACGCACGTCGCGCGGGCGGCTGGACCCGCTGATTGCGGAAAGCCCCGCACTTCGGGAGCGGGTGAATCCGGCGCGGTCGCGGGATGCGGGCAACTCGATGCTGTCCAAGGAATTTCCGGGCGGCATTCTTGTGCTGACCGGGGCGAACAGTGCCACCGGCCTGCGGTCGATGCCCGCGCGCTATATCTTTCTGGACGAGGTTGACGCCTATCCAGCCTCTGCTGACGAGGAAGGCGATCCGGTCACACTGGCCGAGGCCCGGACCACCACCTTCTCGCACCGGCGCAAGGTGTTCATGGTCTCGACGCCGACCATCCGGGGCATCAGCCGGATCGAGCGGGAATACGAGGCCAGCGATCAGCGCCGCTACTTCGTGCCCTGCCCGCATTGTGGCCATATGCAATGGCTGCAGTTTGAACGCCTGCGTTGGGATAAAGGACGGCCTGACACGGCGACCTATCATTGCGAGGGCTGCGAGAAGCCCATCGCCGAGCATCACAAGACGCAGATGCTGGCGGCAGGAGAGTGGCGGGCGACGGCGACCTCAGTTGATCCGCATTCCATCGGCTTCCACATCTCGGCGCTCTATTCGCCCTTGGGCTGGAAAAGCTGGCAGCAGATCGCGCGCGACTGGCTCGCAGCCCAAGGCTCCGAGGAGATGCTGCGCGCCGCGCGCAACACTCTGTTTGGCGAGACATGGGTCGAAAGTGGAGATGCACCGGAATGGCAGCGGCTGGCAGAGCGGCGCGAGGCTTATGGCGGAGCGCAGATTCCGGAAGGCGGGTTGTTCCTGACTGCCGGTGTCGATGTGCAGAAGGACCGAATTGAGGTCGATGTCTGGGCCTGGGGCCGGGACAGGACAAGCTGGTTGGTCGATCACATCGTCATCGCGGGCGGTCCCGACGATCCACAGTGCTGGGACAAGCTGACCGCCCTCTTGGGGCGGACTTGGGCGTGTGCCAATGGTGCTGTGATGATCATCGGCAAGCTGGCCATCGACACCGGGTACGAGGCCCCAGCTGTTTATGCATGGGCGCGGAAACAGGGGTTCGACCAGGTCTCGCCAATCAAGGGCCTGGAGGGCTTCAACCGCGCGACGCCGGTGTCGGGCCCGACCTTTGTCGATGCGACCATCGGCGGCAAACGTCTGCGCCGCGGTGCGCGATTGTGGTCCGTGGCCACGGCGACGTTCAAGACCGAAACCTACCGCTTCCTGCGGCTTGAACGGCCCTCGGACGAGGACCGGGCGCTGGGCGTCTGTGATGCCCCCGGCACCGTGCATCTGCCTGACTGGATCGACACCGAATGGCTGAAGCAGCTGGTGGCCGAACAACTGATCACTGTGCGCAACAAGCGCGGTTACAGCCACCCCGAATGGCAGAAAATGCGCGAGCGCAACGAGGCGCTGGACTGCCGCGTTTATGCCCGGGCGGCGGCGTGGATCATGGGCGCGGATCGCTGGGATGATGCGACATGGCGGCGGCTTGAGGAACAGGCCGGGGTGGAAACGCGCCCGGCACCGCAACCTACCGCTCTTCCTGAACTGGCCGCGCCTGCTGCGCCGAAAGCCGGAACACCAACGACGCCACGGCGAAAACGCCGGGCTTACACACCGAACTTCATGAGGGATTGAGATGGATCTGGAACGGATGCGCACCTTGCTGGCGGCACTGCAGGAAGCGCGCTACGCGGGCGTCCGCTCGGTCAGCTATGACGGCAAGACCATCAACTACGGCTCGGACACAGAACTGGCGAACGCGATCAGCGATCTGGAAGGCCGGATTGCCACGGCCGCTTCTGGTGCCCCGCGTCGTCGGCGCTGGGGCACTGTCGCCTCAAAGGGTCTGTGACAGATGGCATTCGAGGCATTCCGCCAGCGGCTCGGCAGCATCATTGGTGGGTTTGATGCAGCCCAAGCCCATCGGCGTCTGCGCGGGTTCCGGGCGAGCCGCGCCCATGTGAACACGCTGATCGCGGCCTCGGGCGACACCATTACCGCCCGTGCGCGCTGGCTGGTCAGGAACAATGGCTATGCCGCGAATGCGGTGGAGTCTTTCGCGAGCAATGTCGTCGGCGATGGGATCAAACCCTCGTCGACCATCGCCGATGCCGCAAAGAAGGAAGAGCTGCAGGCGCTGTGGCTGGCCTGGACGGATGACGCTGACGCGGAAGGGCTGACAGACTTCTATGGGCTGCAGCGCCGGGCGGCGCGCGAAGTGTTCCTATCTGGTGAGGTCTTCATCCGCATCCGACCGCGCCGCGCGGAAGACGGTCTGACCGTGCCGCTACAATTGCAGATGCTCCCCGCTGAAATGCTACCCCTCGACATGAACCGCACGCTGTCAGGCGCTGGGCTGATCCGGCAGGGGATCGAATTCGACGGCATCGGTCGCCGCGTCGCCTATCACTTCCTGCGCCGCCATCCCGGTGATTTGACCGATCCAGGCCTCACCAATGAGACCGTCCGTGTGCCCGCCGCAGATGTGATCCATGTTCTTGACCCGGTCGAGGCTGGTCAGTTGCGCGGTGTGTCGCGCTTTGCAGCCGCCATCGTCAAGCTGTTCACGCTGGACCTCTATGACGACGCGGAGCTGGAGCGGAAGAAAATCGCGGCGATGTTCGCGATGTTCATCACCTCGCCCGCGCCAGAAACGCCGCTGGAACCGACCGAGGAGGATCTGGAAGTCGAACCCGGCCAGGTGGTGCGGCTGGATCCCGGCGAGGATGTCTCGACCCCGTCCACGCCAGATTCTGGTGGCACCTATGAGCTGTTCCAATACCGAACCTTGCTGCAAATCGCGGCGGCGCTGGGCATCCCCTACGGCTACCTGACGGGTGACACCGCCAAGGGCAACTTCTCAAACACACGGATATCACTGATCGAATTCCGCCGCCGCATCTCGGCCTGGCAGCATGGCGTGCTGGTGTTCCAGCTCTGCCGCGCGGTGTGGTCCCGCTGGATGGATGTGGCCGTGTTGTCCGGGGCCATCGATCTGCCAGGCTATGACAGCCAACGCCGCCAATATCAGGCCTGCGCCTGGTTGCCGACCAAATGGGACTGGATCGATCCGATGAAGGACGCGTCCGCAGAGATCCTGCAGATCGAATCCGGTCTGAAATCGCGCACGCAGGCCATTTCTGAACGCGGATATGACGCAGAACAGGTCGACCGCGAAATTGCCGCTGAACGCAAACGCGAATTGTCACTGGGTCTCGACTTCCGCCGTCCGGGATCCCCGGCACAGGGGCCGGGCGCGGCGAAGGAAAATGACAACACCCAGCGGGACGACAACGCCAACGACGACGAAGCAGACGACAGCGCTGATGAAAAAACCGAAGCCAAGCAGGGCGTATGATGCACCATGCCCAGATCGCCCAGCGCGCCTTCAACACGCCACTGATGGTGGACCCTGCCAAGGCGCTGGCTTTCCTGTCTGGCCTCGGACCACGCATTACGGGACAGGAGATCACGTTTTCGGGCGCTGAATTGCCTGCCAATGATATTGAGCATGCGGCCTTGCCTGCTCACGCCTCTTTGTTCGGCAATGATCTTGCCCAGCGTCACCAGCGCAATGGCATTCAGCCCTTTGCGGTGGTGGATGGCATCGCCGTCATCGAAATCGCGGGCACACTTGTGCACCGTGGCGCATGGATCGGACAATCCTCGGGGCTGACCTCTTATGAAGGCATCGCTGCCCAGCTTCAGGCCGCGCTGTCCGATCCCGGCGTGCGCGGCATTGCGCTCGATATCGACAGCTTTGGAGGCGAGGTGGCGGGCGCCTTCGATCTGGCCGACCGCATTCGGGCGGCGCGGGCACAGAAGCCGGTGCACGCCTTCGTCGCTGAACATGCGCTGTCCGCTGGCTACGTTCTGGCCTCCCAAGCCGACCGCATCATCCTGCCTCGCACCGGTGCTGTCGGCAGCATCGGGGTGGTGGCGCTGCACACCGATATGAGC